ATTCTCAATGCTGCATCAGGCGATCTGCTCAGCTGTGAGATGTCCGTATCAATCCTTACGAGTTGGAGTTAATATGTCCGAGTGGGAACTAGAGAACGAAGCCTTCCTGAAGAAAATCGGGCAGGTTAGCACACCAGCACCAAAGCCAGCATCTACTAAGAAAGACGAGGAATAATCCTAATGGCTGTATTTCTGAATAACAATGTAGGCGTTAAGATTAACTCTGTTGATCTTTCTGACCATGTCACAGCAGTAACAATCAACCGTTCATTTGATCAGCTCGAAGTCACGGCGATGGGCGATACAGCTCATAAGTTTGTTAAAGGCTTGGAAGCATCATCTGTAACAATTGATTTCCTAAACGACACAGCATCTGCAAATGTATTGGCAACACTACAGGCAGCATGGGGAACAACAGTCACAGCTGTATTCCTACAGACAAAGGGAACAGCAGTTTCTGCTACAAATCCTCTTTACACTGTTTCATTGCTAGTCAATAACACAACAGACATCAATGGTGCTGTTGGCGATATTGGCGTACAATCAATTACATTCACTGCTAACTCAACAATTGCAGTGGCAACTACAGGATCATTCTAAAAAATTAAATTAAGGGGCTAATCATGGCAAAACTAAAGATCGTTCGTACGGATGGAAGCGTATTGGAAGGCGAGATCACTCCAGCAGTGGAGTATTCGTTTGAGCAATATGCTAAAAAGGGTTTTCATAAGGCTTTCCGCGATGAGGAAAAGCAATCGGATGTCTATTGGTTGGCATGGGAAGTCACTCGCAGGTCAGGTGAATCTGTTAAGCCTTTTGGTATGGATTTCATTGAGACACTACAAAGTGTCGAGGTGCTTGATTCAGACCCTTTAGTTTAAAGCGCGATCTTCCGTTCACCTATCTAATTGCTAGGCTAAGCATTAGATTGGGAATCGCGCCACAGCAATTATTAGAGCTAGACAAGTCAATGCTAGATGCATTGGTGCAAGGTCTAAAAGACGAAGCGAAAGAGGTAAGGGATGCCAACACAAATAAAAGGCGCCGTTGAACTCAGAAAAGCTTTGAAAGAATTTACACCAGATCTTGCTAAAGAGACCCAAAAAGAAATCGGTACAATTTTGAAACCGATTACTGCTAAAGCTCGTGGCTTTATACCATCAACTGCACCACTAAGCGGTTGGGCTAATAGCAATCAAAAAGGTGCTTGGGCTAATCGTATTTGGTCATCTTCGCAAGCAAAACGGGGAATTGGTTACAAGACAACTCCATCAAAACCCAATCGATCAGGATTTAGATCGTTGGCTCGTATTGTCAATGCATCAGTATCTGGGGCAATTTACGAAACAGCTGGGCGTAAAAATCCGCAAGGTAGACCACAAGCACCATTAGCACAAGTAGTTTTTCCCGGTCATAAGAATTTTGGCAAGACAATTAGATCAGGATCAAAGGGTCAGTCATTGAGTAATAACCCTTATGCTGGTCAACAATTTATCAATGCAATGAATAATACTTCGCAAATAGTAAATGCCTATGAGCGTAAGACAGGTCAAGCAGGTAGAGCAAGTCAAAAGATGAAAGGCCGCGCAATTTTTCGTGCATGGGCAGAAGATCGTGGCCAAGCAAATGCGGCTGTGGTTAAAGCAATTGAGAAATCAAAAGTTAAATTTGAAGCAAGAATGAGAGCGCGATAATGGCGGCCGATGTAAAAATTGATATTGCCGCGGAATTTGTAGGCATTAAGGCGTTTAAACAAGCTGGTAGTGCTGTTGACGGTCTTACTAAAGGTGTTAAGCGTTTAGCAGGCGGTTTTGGTGTTGCTTTTGGTTTGCAAGGCGCAAAAATGGCAGTCAAGGCTTTTGCAGCCGATGACAAAGCAGCTCGCCAATTGTCCTTGACTTTAAATAATTTAGGACTTCAATTTGCAGATCCAGCAGCTAAAACATTCATTGCTGATCTTGAAAAGCAATATGGTGTTGTAGATGATCTTCTTCGTCCTGCCTTTCAAAAACTTATTACAAGTACCTCAGATTTTAAACTATCTCAGGATCTACTAAAAACAAGCCTTAATCTTGCTGCAATGAGTGGCACGGATGTTGTTTCCGTGGCCGATGATCTTGCTAGAGCATATACTGGAAATACTAAAGGATTGCAAAAGTATGGCTTAGGCATTGATAAAGCAACTTTAGCAACAATGTCTTTTGATGACATTCTTACCAGAATCAATGCCGTTTCAGCAGGTCAAGCGGAAGAAGCAGCGAATGGTATTTCTGGATCTCTAGATCGATTAAATGTTGCAGCTTCTAATGCCGCTGAATCTATCGGCAAAGACCTTGTAAATGCCTTAACTACCCTTGGTGGAGAAGGTGGATTGCCTAAGACTCTATCTTTGATTGAATCCGTTGCATCTGGAATCGGAGATGCTGCTATTGGTTTCTCTCGCCTTATCCGTAATGCCAGCATTTTATTGAGCAATGACCGCAATATCATTGAATCTATTCGCTTGGTCAATCAACTTAATGCTAAAGATCGCGCAGCAGATGCCAAAGAACGCGCTGTTTATGGTGGTATATATGCTGAGATTTATAAGAATGAAGCAAATGCCTATGTGCTCGGTCAAAAGAAATTGGATCAAACTAAAAAGTTAACTGCTGAACAATTAAAACAATTAAAGGCAAAACAATTGCAAACAGCAATTGACAAAGCCAATCTTGCCTTAAATAAAGGCAACGATGTTTTTAATCTAGATGCTATCCAGATTCAAGCTGCTCTAATCAACCAAGCGGAGCAATTAGGCAAAGCCACAACCTCTAGCCAGATTCTACAAATTGCCAATGACACTGCCAGACTTAAAATCAAGCAAGATATTCTTGATTTAGAAGCTGCAATTGCAGCAGGCGATGAAGCATCAATTACGGCAGCGACCAATAAACTCAATGCTGATATGAAGATCCTCAGCTCATTGCAGCAACAAAATCTGAAGTTGATCGATATCAAATCTTTGTTGGAATCTTTGAAGCCAAAAGACCTTATCAATCTGGCCAATCTTGAAGCTGCTTTGGCTTTGTTAGGTCAGATCAACCTTGCCTCAACAGGATCTAAAACGACCCCTGCATCAACGGTAGGCGTGGCTGGTGGCAGCAATACAGCTGGCAATCAATACTCTAACCAAGTAGGCAATGGTATGTATGGAATGCAGGTTGCTTCCAGCATCGATGCGACCAATTTAAACACCGCACTTCTTGGTGGAGTAGTCTCAGTGATCGGATCAAACCTTAAAGAATACCTAGCACCAAATCCTGCTGGCTTTGGCAGTGGTGCTTATGATGTCAACATTACGGTCAATACTGGGGTGGGTGATCCTAATGCGATTGCAGATGCGATCAATCAGGTTATTCAAGATGCCGTAGATCGTGGCACATTACGAGGTGGTTCTTACTAATGCCATGGCTACCATCGTGGCGCGTTACTGTAGGTGACAATGTCTATACATCCGTTACCTCTGTTTCATATGCATCTGGTCGCACAGACATCGATAGACAAGCCACAGCAGGCTATTGTCAGGTAGAGATTGTCAATACCGACAATACGCCTTTCACAATCAATGTCACAGAATCTATCCTTTTAGAGCTTAAAGATACCACTGGATCTTATGTGACCGTATTCGGTGGAGAAGTATCAGACTTTTCTATTGGAGTGCGCAGCCCTAATGAGGCTGGCTTTGTCACAACTGGCACAGTTCTTGGAATTGGCAGTCTGGCTAAACTGACAAAGGCTGTGTATAACACAGCACTTGCAGAAGGTTTAGATGGTGCTCAAATTGCAGCCATTTTGGATGGCGCACTTAACCTCAATTGGAATGAAGTAACCCCTACCGTTACTTGGGATACCTATCCTGCAACGGTGACTTGGGCTAACGCTGAATCTTATGTTGGAACGGTTGACTCTGGCTTCTACACAATGATTGCCCTTGCAGCTAGTGCTACGGCCAAAAGCCAGACATTGACGGATCAGATTGCTAATTCTGGACTTGGTCAGGTTTATGAAAATCGTTATGGCAATGTGTGTTTTGATGATGCCGATCATCGATCTAACTATCT